AACTGGAGCTAGCTTTGATTCTATGGTAGATTATGGGCTTGGTGGTAATCCACAGTCAGCAGGACCAGCAGGAGCAGCAGGAGGTCAAGGTATGGCAGAAGGAGGAATGGTAAAAGCAACTCCAGGAGGAGTACAAGTAACAGTAGCAGAAGGAGGTCAAGATGAAATTATATCACCTATAGATAAGGTTCCTGGATTCGGAAATAATAACGTAGAAATAGATTATGATAAAATGGCAAGAGCTAATGCAGCGGCAATGTCAAATGTAACAGTGTCAAGTGCACCATTTAATTCTTGGGGTTCTAGAAATCCAATAGCAACTGACGGAATTAATAACAATATGATAAAAAATCGAAAAGCCTTTGCTTAATTAAATTATATGTATAATAAAATAATAATATTATGGGGTTAAAAGAATTAAATTCAATATTAGATTTAGTAGGAGGGAATAATCCTGTAGAAAATATGGGGGGTCAACAAGGACCACAATTTCAATTACCCATCACAGATGCCTCTCAAAAACATATTGATTCATTAACACAACAATCAACATACCAACATGGTAATTCACCTGAAACTTTAGATCCATCTAACTTAGATTTAAATGGTAATCAAGGCCCAGCATTTGATAATGGCATGAGCTCCACTTTACATGAAGATGGCTTATTAGGCTTATATCAATATACTCATGGTAATTCAACGGGTGAAGCAGGCCCATCAAATCTAGATATGGATGGTGTTGATAATGGAAATGGTACATTTGATAAAGGTACAGACTCTACTTTACAACAAGATTCATTAACAGAACAATATAACTATGAATATGGACAAAATCCATGGTTAACAACAGAAGAAAAAGGCCCTTCTCTTCTAGATTTAAATGGGGAACAAGGACCTACATTTAATGCTGGTCCTAGTTCAACTTTAAAAGTAGACTTATTAGAAAATATATACCAAAGTGCAGTAAATCCTGGTGCGAGTTATGGTGCAGGTCAACCAGGAGGAACTTGGCCTAACGTTCAACCATCTCCAGTAGGTCCTAATTTTGCTGATTTAGATGGTATTACTCCAGGTCAATATATTAACAATATGCCAGACTAAAACTTATGGCTTTAAAAGAACTATTAACAAATCTTGAAGAGGGTATACAATCATACCCTAACCATAATACACCCTCTACATCAGGTGGGTTTAATTATGGACAAAGTGCTACTCGTATTTTTGATAATAAAACTTTTAGACAACGTAGTTATAAATTTGGAGAAGGCACAGCATTTGATAGACCCGGAAATGAATTTAGTAGAGAACCACTAATTGGTAAAAATATAGACTTACCTGCTCCTAATGATTCCCCTAGTGGAGGAGGCTTTTTAGGATTTATTGGTAGTTTAACAGATGGTTTTGTAAGAGGAGGTATAGTTAACGCTTTATCAAGATCAGCTAAAGATGTAGCTCGTATTACTAAATTTTATTTAACTTCAAGAGGTATAGGATTTATAGCTAAAAATGTTGCTTTACAACTTACAAACCCAAGAATACCTGTTGGAAGCACTACTGTTTTTGGATTAGAATTAGATAGAAATAGAACTTTTAATTTAGGTTTAAATTTAATAGCACAAGCAGGTGTTAATTTTAGTGGTATTCATTTTGATAGATCAGGAGCAACTCCTATTTTTCCAGAAGTAGATAAATACGAGAAATATTATAGTGACTTTGGTGATGGATCTGATATTGGTGAAATAGATAAAAATAAAGGAATTGTAAGAGGAAATAGGCTATTAACATTATATGATTCTGCCATATTAGGTAATGGTGAAGGTACCCCTGAAGATGAAAAGGGTAAGTTAGGACAATTTGTAGAAGGTATAGGGAATAAAATTAAAGAACTAACAGGAAGAGGAGGAGAAGAATTATTTTCATATAATGGAGGACCAGGTTCTACTTATGGAATAGGAAAAACAAGAATATTAAGAGCAACAAACACAAGAACTGAAGATTTAAATCCCGATTATGATTTTATGATAATAGGGGGACTTGAAGATGCATTAGGAAATGCTACTAAAAAAGCAGGTTACATACCAATGAACTATAGAGGGGCTGAATCTTCTATAGAAATATATCAATCAAGATTATTTGCAAATTCACCACAAGTAATATATTTAGGAATGCCTTCTTCTTATACAGATAATTTTGGTGTGGAAGGAGCAAGTGAAGACCCTTTTGCTCCTAGTATTTTTGCAAAGGAAGATGGTGCTATGACTAGAATGTTACATAGTAGATTGGGAGATATATTAGACACACAAGGTATTATGGGTTATGATACAATGATGAAAATAGGTATATCTAAACCCGACAGCTCTAATATAAGAGATTTTAGATCCAGAAAAAGAGCTCAAGGAATTTATAGAATACCTGCATTTAATTATCAACAACTTACAAAAAGTAGAAATCAAAAATTTATAAGAGAACAAAGGGTAAATACAGGTAATCCTGGTTTACTAAAACCTAAACATGGTTTTGGTTATAATGTATATACTGAAGAAACTATAGATAAAATAAATGCTCTTGATGTAGTTAGAGTAAAAGATGGTAATTTTACAGACCAAAGATATAGAGATTTAATCAGATTTAGAATTGAAGCTGTAGACGCAGATAAACCTACAGAATCTGATGTAATGTTATTTAGAGCATTTTTAGATGATTATTCTGATACTTTTGATGGTAATTGGAATGCTTTTACTTATAATGGTAGAGGAGAAGAATTATACACTTACCAAGGTTTTAAAAGAAGTGTAAGTTTTTCATTCAAAATAGCAGCACAATCACGCCATGAAATGATGCCTTTATACAGAAAATTGAATTTTTTAGTGTCACAAACAGCACCCGATTATAAAGGTACAAGAATGAGAGGTAATTTTGTTAAAGTTACTATTGGTTCTTTATTAGATAGAACTCCAGGTATAATAAATAATGTTAGTATTAAATGGCAAAAGGATTATCCTTTTGAAATAGCAATTGACTCACCTGAAGGGGGAAGAGATACAGAAATGCAGGTATTACCTCATGTTTTAGACGTATCTGTATCCTTCACACCAGTACACAACTTCTTACCTAAGAAATCAGTCACGGATTCACCATTTATATTCTTACATGAAAGAAATGGATTAATTCCAGATGCAAGAAAATGGTATAGAAGAGGAGCAGCTGAAACTTTAGACGAAGCTACAAGAGCAGGTCAAAGTACAAGAGGTTTAGGATCTCCTATATTAGATATAAATAGTATTCCTGAAGAATCAGTAGCAGCAGAAAAACGTAAAAAAGCGGCAGAAGCAGAAGCAGAAAGACAAGAACTTGAAGCAGAAGAAGAAAGAAGAAGACAAGAAGAAGCAGACCAAGCTGCTAAAGATTTTGCAGATCAATATCCTTATATTGACGATGATGAAGACTTTGAAATAGAAGAAGAAGAAGAATATGATCCAGAACCATTTGATACAGCAGCTATAGCTAATCAAAACCAAGAATTTAAAGATAAATCAGCAGCTTTCCAGAAAAAACAACAAGAAGAAAATAATCAAATAGAACCTATTCCACCTAGACAAGTAACTTCAGTTGATACTGGGGTAAGCACTCCTCCTTACTTACAAAAAGCAAAAATGCCAGACGAATAAAGAAATAAATTATGAATAGATTAAAACCCATATTAAAAAAAAGAGGACCTAGGGGACAATTTTATAAATATCTTAAATATCCCGAGGTTCCCCTATCTTTTGATGATATATACATCATAACAAAAGGTGAAGATAGGTTGGATTTGTTAGCTGAACAGTTTTATAAAGATATTTCTCTTTGGTGGGTAATAGCTATTGCTAATCCTAATATTGTGAAAAGAGACTCATTTTTTGTACCTATAGGGGTGCAATTAAGAATTCCTTCTGATACTCAATCTATCATAGATGATTTTAATAGAATAAATAAATAAACACTTAATATAATGTCTATATTTAAGGAAAGTTTTAAAGATTTTGTTAGAAAACAAATAAAAATTAGAGAGGCTATTATTTCTCATGGTAATAGTGCTGAAGAATCTAGGACTAATTCTCCAAAAGTAGATCTAACTAACTTAGGTGGTCCTAAAGATTTAGTTCTACCGTCTCATGCTTTTTATACTAATACTACAAATAGACAATGTACTATAAGAATGTCATCAGGTGTTGATCTAAAAAGTAATAATGAACTTATAAAAGATAATTCTAATCCTTTTGAAAGAAAAGATGATTTAGTAAATGAAGGATTAGCTCTTAGATATATTTTAGAGGGTGGGATCCCTATGGTAGACAGAACAGTAGAACAAACATCAGTAGAAACTGAAGGTAATAAAACAACAACTACAAGTAAAGCAAGAATAAGACAAGCAGCTAGGTCAGGTTTTACAGGAGCTAGTAAAAATAGATTTGGACAAACATATGGAGATCCTACTATTAGAGCTAATTCAGCGGATGGATATGGTATAGTACCTATGCCTGGAATTACAGACGCTAATATTAGAACGGCATCAGCGTATGGATCTTTACGTGAAGCACAAGTAAATTTTGTGTGTCATAATATTAAGCAATTAGAGATATTAGAAATATTATACATGAGACCTGGTTATCCTGTCTTACTAGAATGGGGATGGACACCTTTTATAGATAATACTGGTGAAAGAAGATCAGATTTTTCTTACATAAATGAGTGGTGGAATCAAAACTCATCCTTAGAAGAAATTAATAAGTTAGTAATAGAAAGAAAAATAGAAACTGGAGGAAATTATGATGGTTTAGTAGGACTAGTTAAAAACTTTAATTATACTGCTAGACCAGATGGAGGTTTCAATTGCACTACTGAATTAACAGGAGTAGGAGAAACAATAGAAGCATTAAAAGGTAGATCAGACATATATGACACTGAAGAAGGAAGATTCACTACTGCTTTTGAACAATTTATGAAAAATTTACTAGCATTTAGTAAATATGCTGATAGAAATGTAATAGATGCAGATGAAAAACTTGATGGTGTTCTTGGAAGAGTACAATCAAGTTATAATTGGTTAAGAAAAAAAACACTTTCAGCAGCAGAAAAATATGGTTTTTATGAAGCCCCAACTAGTGTGTATGATTATTTAGGTTTTGGTTGGTTAGCGGATCATAAAAATTACCCTTCAGTGTATGATGGATTAGAAGAAGCTTATGGTGGTGATCAAGATGCAAAAAATGAAAAAAGACAAAAAATCCTTGAAAATTTTATGCTTAGACATGATCAATCTTTAGTAGCACAATACGATGACGAGGGAGAACTAACAGAAAATATAAAATCAAATAGTACATACATTAGACTTGATTTTTTCTGCCATGTAATGAACCAACATATACTTGAAAGAAATGAAAACGGAGACAGTCCTATTGTATACTTAAAAACAGACACATTAGTACATGAAGATAGAGAAGTTATAGTAAAAGAAGATGGTTCTATTTCAACAGATGGAAGACACATACAACCCTTAACTTATTGTACTTCTACTATTTCTGAAAATTTAAAAAATGAATTTAAAACCCTTTACAATAGAGCTATTGATGAAGACAGAACTAATGGTTGGTTTGGAATAGGAGATAAAGAATTTGAAGAGTTTTATGGAAAGGGAGGATCAGATATAAATAATGCTTTAAGTGATATAGAAAAGTTATTTAAGGATAGTGACGTAACTAAATACATTAAAAGTTTTTCAGTACTAATGGAAAGTGATCGTCTAGATATGTCTATTGATCCTACCATATGTTTACTTCCCCATCAAATGAAGTTTCTAAATGATAAAAATAATAGAAATAAAGACACTCAAGACGCCTTTTATAGAAGAGTACAACCCCAATTTGCTTATAATGGAATAGGAAACCCTAAAAGCAACAGTAAAGGAACT